CTTTGGAGATGTTGGAGAGCGAATAATGACTGACGAAGAAGCGAAACGAGAGCAGGAAGCGAAAGCGGCGAACGACCAGCGAAACAACGAGCGACTGGAGCGGCTCAACGCGATTGCCAACCAGAATGACGAGAACGGCGAATTCGACGACATCGAGGACGAGGCGTGGGACGACCAGACGCCGGCAGCAGACGTCCCGGACGCTGAGCCGGAGGAGGTTACCGAGGCCCGAAGTCACGGTGCTGACGATGTGCGCGAGACCAACGGCGAGACCTACTACCGAATCATCGTCAACGGGCAAGAGCGCTGGCTGACGTTGCAGCAGCTGCGCGACACAAGCAGCAAAATCACTGCGGCTGACGAGTACTTGCGCAATGCCAAGCAGGCAATGCAGAATGTCGGCGTGGCTCCATCCACGGACGAGCCACAAAGCCGGGAAACCGGCGTCCGCGACATGCTCACGCGGGCATTGATGGGTGAGCAAGAAGCTATTGATGAGTTGGCACGGAGACTTGAACGGACACCATCCCAAACGGACGTGCTCCGCTCTGTGGACGAACGCATTGATGGTCGGTTGACGTTTCGGCAGGCAGTCGATTGGTTTGAGACTGAGTACGCCGACACGCTGAAGATTGAGCCGGTACGTGCGAGAGCCGTACAGGTAGATGCAGAGTTAGCGGCCCAGAATCCAGAAATGGATTTCAAGGTCAGACTGAAGATGGTCGGCGATGACGCCAGAAACTATCTACAGCAGCTCCGCAGCCAACTTGGTGTTGTCGCGCAGGAATCAGGCAGGAGCCAGAAGGAGGCCAGAAAAGCGTCAGTTCGCAGTCTGCCAGTTGCCGGAGGTCGGCAATCGGACGGCGGCGAAGAAGGAGACGACGAGACCTACGAGACGACCATTTCCAAAATGGCGCAGTCACGGGGTCAGGGTCGGCCGATCATTCATAAACGTTCGTAAAGGAGGCCAAAAATGGCTGGTCAAGTCTGGGCTGTAAACTCGCTGGGTGGCTTCATGTATAGCCGCCAGCTTTCCAACGTGCTGCGTTCCGCTGTGCAGCCGCTCGTCAAATTCCGTCAATTCGCCGACGTCCACGACATCAGTCAGCAGGGCAAGAAGAAGGGCGACCTGTTTACATGGGACGTTTTCTCTGACGTTGCCACGCCGGGTGTGGTGTTGACCGAAACCAACACGATGCCTGAAACCAACTTCACGATTGTCCAGGGCACTCTGACGATCACCGAAGCCGGCAACTCCATTCCGTACTCCGGCAAACTCGACAACCTGTCGAAGTTCCCGGTTGAAGACGTTATTAAAAAGGTCTTGAAGAACGACTGCGTCAAGTGGCTTGACCGTGCGGCTTGGACTCAGTTCAACCAGACCTTGCTGCGTGTTGTGCCTACCGGTGGCACCAACACTGCGGCGGTTACGCTGACCACCAACGGCACCGCTACGCTGACGAACAACGTTGCGTTGAACAATAGCCACGTGAAGTCGATTGTTGACTTGATGAAGGAACGAAACGTCCCGGCCTACATCGCTGACGATTACTACAGCCTCGCTTGGCCGACCACGCTGCGCACGCTGAAGAACAACCTTGAGGTCATTCACCAGTACAGCGACACCGGATTTGCGCTCATCATGAACGGCGAGATCGGGCGCTACGAGAACGTCCGGTTCATCGAGCAGACCAACGTGGCAAAGGGCACGGGTACTGACGGTATCACCACGACGGCGTGGTCGAACGGCGCATCTGACTGGTGTTTCTTCTTTGGCAACGACACGGTGGCCGAAGCCATCGCGGTTCCCGAAGAAATGCGCGGCAAGATTCCGACCGACTACGGTAGGTCAAAAGGCATCGCGTGGTACTACCTCGGCGGTTTTGGCATTGTCCACACTCTCGCTACGAACGCTCGTATCGTGAAGTGGGATTCGGCGGCTTAAGGAGCAACTACACATGGCACTTAACAACACCCAAACCAACTTTGGTTACGACCACCCGGCCTATCTGGCCCGTGGTACTTGGAACGCCACGATTGCCGCTGGTGCGTCTGGCACCGCCAGATTCGTGGCCCACGCCAACCTTCAGCTGATGGCTGTCAACGTTGCGTTGACCGCTGCCGGAACGTCTACGTATACGCGTACGCAGTTCTACAACAATGGCACCAACAGCATCACTGTTCATGCGAATAACAACCAGTACACGGTCACGCGTGTGACCAACACTGCGTCATTCGGTGCGGCGGCATCGTTCTCCACTTCGACGCTGGCAATTTTCTCGCCGGACATTTTCTCCACGGTAAACGCCGGCACCAGCACTGGTGTGGTGGGTTCGTGGTTCGCCCAGTCGCTCAACACCAACACCGGCACCGCCGGTCTGTACGGTGTGGCGGTCAACAATGGCGACGTCATCACGATTACCGGCGGCACAGATACTTCGGCGGCAGCGGTGGTGACGTTTGACTATGCGGTTCAGCCTCTCGCTAACGTGATTGCTTAAGGAGTAATCGTCATGCCTAAATTGAATCAGCAGGGGCGGAAAATGTACGAAACGCCGCAGGTTGATGCTAAAGCGTTTAGCACCAAGTTGTATGGCGACATGGCGCCCAACATGGAGGATGTCATTAAGTCTGTGAACGCTCGTGGGCAGTCTCGCCATGAGTTGAAGAACTCGGATGTGGCTGACATTGACAACCTCCCGGAGAGCGCACGTCTGGTGCGCAACGAGATGGTGGGCGTTAAGCAGAACGGGTATCTGGTCAAGAAGAATCTTGAGTTCGGCGTCAACGCGTTTTACAACACGCTGCCTCCGGGGATGGATATTGAAGATCAGGAACTCAACGACATCCGCGAAATGAGAATGGTTGCCTACGAAGGCGGTTTGGGTTTCCCCGGCGATGGTTGGACTGACCGCGCCGAGGGTTCGCAGATGCCGGACACGTTGGACATGGGGCGACCCGAAATGACCCACAAGCGCGGCACTGCGAAAATCTAGGCGGAGCACCCAGCCATGCCGAAAGTCGTTCAGGAAAAGTTTCAAGTCACGTTAAGTGAAGACCGGAAAGACGAGGGCCAGTATGGTTGGGTGACTGATGTTGAAATGCGGGCCAAGAAAGGCACGCCAGGTCGAGAAGGAAAAGCCGGTGGCGACCATGCGTCGCATGTCATGAATAACGCCATGTTTGTGAATTCTTTGCCGCCGGGGATGGACATCGAAGACCAAGAGTTTGCCGACATCCGCCAGATGGGAATCAACACCGCTGGCAATATGACCAACGCTTTAGCGCAGGGCGATCTGACCAACTTTGAAGTGACCGCCGATTCGTTGCGCAAAGGCTTCCACAAGAAAGCGCTGCTGCAAACCGACGACGAATATACCCGTGAGCACAACGATGCGTTCTACGATGACGTAGGCGGTTTCGTTGAACGCAACAACTACCTCGACAGGTTGTAAGCCATGCCAGTTATGCCGCCCAGCAACATGATGCCGCTCGGCATCTGCAACATCGACCCCGCCACTGGCAACGTGTATTCCGTGGGCTGCGCACACTACGCTGTGATCACCACGACGGGCACGACCACCATCAAAAATGGTGGTGGCGTCTTTTACGGGATCAACTGCATCAGCACTGGCACCACGTGGACGCTGACCCCGTATGACATTGTAGTGGCGGGCACCACGACGACTACCAACACGCTGAACGCCACGCAGACGGCCACTAACAACGGATTCCAAGCGAACCCCGGCCCTGGCGGTACTGGCGTTGGGTTTCTCGGCGCCCTTACCATCGTCACGGCCGGCACGCCGGGGATCTGGAACGTACTGTGGGATTAAAGTTCGACCCAGACCAGCCGCACGGTGTCATTTATGCCGGCGGCAGTTACCAAGGCCGTTACGAGCAGAACGGCGTGGTATTCAAGGCAAATGGTGAACCACTTGACCCACCGGTTGACACATCACTTGACCCATCACCTGACGCACCACCAGAGCGTCGCAAGCGTTCCTAAATTCCTCCAGAGCCCTCCAAGCTCCCCCTCTGCCCCGGTCGTCCGGGGCTCTTTTTTTGTATCATGGACGGATTCAAAGAACGAGGAATGAGCAATGGTTTGGAGAGCAGAAGACCCGCAGGGCAACGAGTCCGGCAAAATCGTATGGGAACTGCCACGCTGGACACGGGGCCGAGTCCTCGATGTCGGCTGCGGTTCTAACAAGGGATTCCCGCATTTCATAGGCTTGGACTCTGGAGCCGACACGCAGCTGTTCGGCATTCAGGTGAAGCCGGATATTTGGATTGAAGACGCCAGCAATCTGGCCCTGTTCGGTTCAGAAGCGTACGACGCTGTCTACAGTTCGCATCTGCTTGAACACATCGCGCCGGAGAAGGTCGAAGAAACTTTGCGCGAATGGTGGCGGGTGTTGAAGGTCGGCGGCTATCTGGTGCTCTATCTGCCCCACGAAGACCTGTATCCCAAGGTGGGAGAACCTAACGCGAACCCAGACCACAAGTGGGACGTGAACGAACAGCGCCTGTTGGCCTACATGCGACCGATGTGCTCGTGGGATTGCCGGGTACTTGAGCAGCGCAACGAAGGCATGGAGTACAGCCTGTTTGCGGTGTTTGAAAAGCTACCCGAGCCAGAACGCTCTACAAAGGCCCACAAGGCGTTTCAGTGGCGCTACAGCCACCAGAAGCCACGGCCAGAGAAGACAGCCGCTGTGGTGCGCTATGGGGCCTATGGCGACATCCTGCAAGCCTCCAGCGTGTTTGCCGGTCTGAAGAAGCAGGGCTACCACGTCACGGTCTTTTGCTCGCCACCGGGCTGCGACGTCATCAAACACGACCCCAACATTGACGACTTCTACTATCAGGACGTTAACCAAGTGCCGAATGAACACCTCGGTGCGTTCTGGGGCCATCACCGCAAGAAGTTCGACAAGTGGGTTCAGTTGAGCGAAAGCGCGGAAGGCACGCTCCTGCCGATTCCTGGGCGGTTCATGTACGAGGCGCCGCCTGCGGTTCGCCACAAGATGTGCAACCAGAACTATCTAGAATTTCAGCACGATTGTGCCAAGGTTGAGCACAAGCCAGCCGTAAAGTTTTTTGCGCTACCAGAAGAAACTTTATGGGCCAAAAAACAGCGCGAGGAGATGGGCAAGTTCGTTATCGTCTGGGCGCTGGCCGGGTCATCAGTGCATAAAACGTGGCCGCACATTGATACGGTCTTTGCGCGGCTGTTGATCGACTTTCCAGAGGTTCACATCGTATTGGTGGGCTCTGAGTCCGGGACAATCCTTGAGCAAGGATGGTTCGTTCCTGACGAGCAGACCGGGCGCCCGAAGCGTGCCAAGGGAATGAAAATTAAAACCGAGCCACGCATCTGGCCAATGTGCGGAGAGTGGAAAATCCGTCAGACGCTGGCTTTTGCGTTGCTGGCCGACATGGTCATCGGGCCGGAGACTGGTGTTCTCAACTCGGTATCGCATGAGCCCATGCCGAAGGTGGTTTTCCTGAGCCACAGCAGCGCGGAGAACCTTACTAGAGACTGGGACAACGCCACACCGCTGATGGCGCCGAACACGCACTGTCCTGGCCGTGGAGCCAACGACGCGCCGGCCTGTCATCAGTTGCACTACAACTGGAGCAACTGTCAGCAGGCCAAAGACGCTGACGGAAACGATATGGGCGTGGCCCAGTGTCAGGCTGAAATCACCGCCGACATGGCATACGATGCAATATATCCGACAATCAAGAAGGCGCTTAAAAGATGAGCACCAGCGGAACTTACGCATTCACGGTTACTAGAGACGACATCGTTAGGGAAGCGATGTTAAACATCGGCAAGCTGGATGCGTACGGCACCATCGATGCGCAGGAAACCACCGACTGTTCGCGCAAGCTGAACATGCTGGTCAAGCAGTGGATGGGCCGTTATGACTTTGCTCCGGGTCTGAAAATCTGGACGCGTCAGCGCGGTGATTTGTTCCTGTCGTCCAGTCAGTACCGTTACAACCTCGGGCCATCTGGTGACAACTGGGCGGCAGGCGTAACGGCGGTTCCCGGCGCCAACTACGCAACAAATCAGACCAGTGCGTATGCAGCTGCTGCCGCAACGAGTCTCTCGTTCGCCAGCACCAGCCAATTCACTGCCGGCGACTATGTGGTCATCCAGCTTTCGACTGGCGACATCCAAAGCACCACCGTGGCCAGCAAGACATCGACGACTATTGCCTTGAATGCGGCGCTCACCGCTGCCGTGAACCAAGGTGCTTACGTGTGGAACTACACCACGAAGGGCCAGCGCCCGCTGGAGATTGTCACGGCGCTTCTGAGAGACCCCAGCGCATCCGATACGCCGCTGGATTTCATGACGGTGCAGACCTATGAGCAGTTGCCAACAAAGACGAGTAGCAATTATCTGAGCGATCCAACGGCCATCTATTACGAGGCCCAGATCCCTAACGGCCAGCTGTACATCGACTGCGGCGGTGCGCAGGACGTCACCAAGGTGATTCACATCGTCTATCTGCGCCCGATTCAGGATTTCAACGCAGCGTTGGATAATCCCGAATATCCAGCCGAATGGTTCAACGCTTTGTGCTGGGGATTGAGCAAACAAATCTGCCCGATGTTTAGCGCGGTCTGGACGCCGGAGATGGATGCGAACTACACCGAATCTCTGGCCTATGCTCGCCAAGCCAACCCCGACACGACAGAAATCTATTTCCTGTCGAACCAGTTCATGCCATGAAGGTTTATCCGCTTTTCGGCAACGGCATCGCAGGGCATTCGTTCCCGGTTACTCGGCAACGTCGTCTGAATTGCTATCTGGAAAACAGGCCTGATGGTGACAAGGCCAGAGTGGTCATCTTTGGCACGCCAGGACTAAAACTAAAGTTCACGCTGGCCGGTGTGGTGCGCGGGATTCTAGGCACGGAGTCGAATCTATACGCGGTCATCGGAGGAACGTTCTATTCGCTGAACAGCACTGGGGGAACGCTGTATTCAAGCGCGACAATTGCCAGCGTGTTCGGCAACGTTTCGATGGCGCGAGACCCCGACCAGATTGTGATCGTGGACGGCTCCAAGGGCTACATTTTCAACACCACCACGCA